TTATCTTTTCCTTGATAGTCTTGCTCCGGAAACTTTTTATCCCAAAAAGAATACGGTATCTGAATATGCCATTTGAGAGAAACCATGTTCTGAAACACTTTCTTCAGGTATCTAGGCACTGACTGTGCTATCTCAATCCATCCTGCCGTATAGGCAGCCATCCAAATAGGTTGTGAATAAGTCTCTTTGTTGCTCCAGCTATCACGGATGGCATAGATGACGGATTTTGCCTTGTCCTTCGTCTGCCGCCTTGCCTCTAGGTCAAAGTCGGGATCATACTCCCTAAGAATGTCATAAACGACATATTCGCCGCTGGCGGGTTGGTCTGGCCACTTGCCGGAGACGACGCACTTTTCAGCCCCGTCTGCGGCACGCTCGGAGATGCGGCAGTAATAGCCGTTGAGCGGCTGAATGCCTACTACCTTGTCGCCAGTGACGTTCATGATGAATTGAGAGAGCGAGATGCCGAACTTTAGATAGTCACGCAACGCCTTCTCCATGTATCGGCGGATCATGCGGGAGTTGAGAATGGTGGTTATTTCGGGGTCTGAAACAGGCTCCAGCTGTTCGTTGCCCTTGTCGTCGTAACCTATCACACGACAAGGATAGATACCTTGCCCTAGTGTGAAGTTGCGCACGAACTTCAAGCCCGTGTTCAGCACTCCCGTTTTGTAAATGACACGGTCGCCCTCGTTGGGGAAGTTGTTGTTTTTTCCCCACGAAACGAGCTTTAGCCCGTTAAGCTCCACAAAATCTATATCCATTTTGCGGTCTACCGTCTGCAAGGCGGACTTGTTGGGGTCGGGAGCACCCGTGGTATTTCCGAAAGAGAGGTCGCTCTCGAAGAGGAGCGGTGTGCCGCTGGAGTTGAATGTTATTCTCATTATAGTATTACTTCTAAATTGTTATACATTACGATTGCATCTATCGACACGGGATAGATGTGAAACTCTGGATTTCCCTTGCAGTCGCAAGGCTGAATGCCCTGCTGGCGGTATTGGCGAAGCGAGTAGCGCAAGCCCGTAGCGAAAGCCTGCGGAAAATAGTGCAGTTTGCCCTTTGCGTCAATAAACTTTATAGAAAATATCTGTCGCTTTCCGTTTGGCAGAAACTTGATGTTCATCTGCTTGAGCATCATGTTTCGTCTGATATGTGTTTCTTTCTGTGCCATATTCTTTAGTTAAAAGAGTCGTCGAATGTGCTGTCGAAGATGCGCCTGGTGTCGCTTTTCCGTTTTAAGAAGCGGAACTGCTTTTGGTTCAAAGAAGCGGCTTTGAATGTGAAGTTTCCGAAGATGGTTTTGTCCAGACGGTCGGTAATCTCAAAAGAGTTGTCGTTGATCACGACAGGAAACCACCCGTAAGGGGTGAAAAGATGGACATCTCGAGAGGTGAGCGCATCTTCTACCACTCCGCACATCTCCTCGCTGATAAAACCCGTATATGCAGTATCGGACTTCTGAAGGTTGCGGTCTATGGCTTTAGTCCTATTCTGAAAGATTCCGTTTGTCCGGTCTACTTCGTACACGGAAGAGAGGTCTCCCCAGCAGTGCAGCGTCTCGAACGTGTGAAAAGAGTTTTTGAACAAGAATGTTTTGACACGAGGAGGACAACATCGGATGACCTCGTAATGTATTTCTGCATCGGAGGAATAGATGCGGTATTCCGTTATCTGCGAGGCGGTGACTTCGTGGCCTGCCGCCTGCATGGCTTCAGCTATGCAGGAGACTGATGAGTCTATTGTGTAGGCTGAAGGCGGTGCCTGCACGTTCAGCGTGATAGACCCTCCAGAAACTCCTTCCAATACAAAAGGATAGGTAGGCTTGCCCATATCGGCAGAAAAGGAGTACAAGTCTATAGTCTTCTGATACGTCATGCCATCCGTCAAGAATATAACGTCCGCCTTTATTGTCTTGCCTGCCGTGCCGACGGCATGAGAGATGTCGTAAAACCCTACCACCTCAGGCAGCCCGACAGCCGTCTTTTTCAGGGAAGAGCGGGAAAGCGGCATGTCTATGAGGTCTGACTGCGTGAGTGTGCCGAAGCCTTCAGCATCGGAGGGAAAGAGGTGGATGATGTCGAAATCTACACCTCCGTATATTGCCACGAATGTAAACGGAATGGTCTCTGCCATAACAGGAGAACTGCCTACGGCTGGTTCTCCCAGGTGCTTGCTCATGAATTTAGCAAGAGAGCGGATGATGACGTCTCCGCTACCATCAGGAGAGAACGTCTCCGAAAATAGCGAGTTAGCACCATCGGCGTTTAGCTTCTTGTATGTCATCTCCAGCTCTTCCGTTTGCACAGAAACGGAAAGTTCCGGATTATCCCCTGTCAGCCACTTTAGAATCCTCATCTCTTACTTTTTTTGAGTTTAATGACGATGATAAGCACGATTAAGGCGAGAAGTAACAGGAGGGACGCAACTTGACAGATAGACTGTTTGTCTATTCCGACGACTCTGTCAGTAATCTCGTCCTCACTCCTGTCTATGTTAACCAGCTGCGACAATGCAGCTATGGAATCACGCAACTCAAGGAGCTGCGATTCAAATTGTCTATATATTTCTTCGGATATCTCCTTATGATTGTCAGAAGATGTCTTCTCTTCCGACAGAAGATATTGCCTGCCCAATGAGTCGGGGGCGGAATATTCCCTTTTTGTTTTTTCCGTATGCAGGTATTCGGATATGTTCAACAGACGGTGCATCATGGAATCAATGCGCTGTTCTGTCTCCGAATGTACAGTATCGACAGAGGAGGAGACGGAGACCTCATTGAGCGTCAAAGACTTCTCCGCCTTCCTGCTGCTGCCGCAAGAAACAAAAAAACAAAAAATAAGAATTAAAGAAAAAGATCTCATCCGAGGTTATTTTTTTTTAAAAGTGTATGTTTTAATTTTTGAAATATAAAGTCGCCTCTGCCTCTCGTCTATGGATTAGACCGGGCAAAATCTCCTTGTTGCAATAGATCCACTTCATGAACTGAATCCTGATTTCCTTCTCCGAAGCGTGATCCTTGATTTTTTTCAGCAGCGTTGAACTTTTGAAGTTCTCGAAACCGACATTGTAGATGAAGGACACGAGAGCGGAGAACTGGTTGTCTGAAAGCGGAAGATGAAGCGAATAGAGCTGCGTCTCTCTCTTCTCTATCTCGGAGATGAGAGCCTTTTCGGCTTCCGCAACGGTGTGGATTTTGGAACATTGCAATGCCTTCATCTTGTCAGAAGCTCCGGCTAATCTGTTGCCCGCCTCGTCACGGACCAATATTCCGTAGCCTTCTGTCCAAAAGCCAGCGGGGCACATCTTAGGTTGTAGCCCTATCTGACGTAGGTCTCCGTCATGGAGAGACTCAAATTTCTTGATCATGTCTAGTGCTTGTCTCGTTGTTCTCATGTCTGTATCTTTTGTTGTTCAATATATCTTCGACCTCGCTGACTTCACATCCTAATTTCTTCGCTATTTCCCCGGATAAATATTTTCTCAAAAGGCGAACGATTGGAAGAGATGGGTTAATGATAGATATGTTTCCGAGGATGCTCCACAACTCGCAACCGCAGATGCAGGAGGCTGCAAGACGTGTGCAGATGACGGCATCTTCTGCAAAGATCCTTTCTGTGTACAACACGGCGATGAAAATGCCTGTATAGATGAATCCTTTCTTTAGGGTCTCCCTTCCTAGATATGACAGAAAGAACTTGCCTTTCAAAAAAGAGACATACACACCGAAGATGGCATCCATCATGATGAGGATCCACATATATCGGAAGATTACGGAGGCATCTCCTAATAGAGAAGCCAAGAATGTAAGGATGGTCACAATCCAGCCTTGAGAGGTTGATAGGAAATGTAGTATCTTATCTGTCATCAGTAGTTGTTTTGAACAAAGATAAAAAGACATAGATGCACGGAAAAGGACATGAAAAAAGACGGCACTGATTATTAAAATCAGCACCGCAAAATAATACATAAGAGAAAGTAGGTGAAGAATAGGAAGGATTTGAACCTTCGTGGTGATTTTTCACGGGTCTATCTGTTTACGTCCACCTCTGTAGGAGTACCGCCTACATATCCAGCAACCACACTGGAGTCTATTCTTGCCAAACAATTAAACAGTGAACTACCCACGAACTAAAGATTCGTGGGCTTCCGACTTCACAGAGGAATGCCCTTTCAAA